CATTTGAGTTGGTTTCCAAACAGATTGACACAAAAACATCTGCGGTGAATGAGGCAATTGATGTTTCCTTTGATCCATTCAGACAAGAACCTACTATTTTAAACATGACAAATGCAGTGTCTGAAGTTACTTCGTTGATAGACACACACGAAAAAGAAATCGCAGAAATTATCGACGATACTTACATCGAACAGATTACTAATCTTGGCGGTGGTGGAAGTGGATTTCTAAACGATCCATTCGCGCAAAACAACGCAATGGTTTCTCTGCTTGATCGAAATATTAAATCCCTACTATCTTCAAAAGCGATTTCATTAGACTCTCCCAAAGATGTTATCTTGGGAATGTTGTCAGTTGCTAATGGACAAGGAATTGACACGGCGATTAAGTTTGCCAATGGATTAATTAAGACAAGTTCTAATGGGAAAACCTCCAACGACTTCTTTGGCGTTGGGTTTTCTGCGAACAAATTATTTGACGATCTCTTAGATGCAAAACCTGGATCCCCCACAATCTCTGCGCCAAATCCTGCAACACTTGCTCAAGCAAAACCAACTGTTGCTAATTTGCCAACAAACGATGGACTAAGAAATAACAATCCTCGTATTGGATTTAACGATCCAAATAATGTTTATCCTAAGAAAGAATATCTCGAAGCAGGTAATGGTGACGTTAATGCACTTGCTGTTGGAAAAAATCCAGGAGAAACTAAAGCACTACCACAGGATCAAACGATTCACGGTCAGCATGATGCGCAGAGAACCACGTCGAAACCTATTGCGGGTAGAACAGGAGAATCTGTTTCTCAACCGAAGTCTGCCTTTGCTGCCGAGTATCCATACAACCATACCTACCAGAGTGAATCTGGGCACACTATGGAATTCGATGATACTCCAAATGCCGAGCGGGTTTCTTTAAACCACAAATCAGGCACATTCTTGGAAATGCGCCCAGATGGTTCACAGGTAAATAAAATTATTGGTGACGGTTATACAGTTATCGATCGTAATGGTGTTATTACCATCGAGGGTAAGGCAAATGTTCACGTTGGTGGTAGTTGTAATATCTACGTTGTAAACAACTGTAATCTTACAGTTGGAGGTAATACAAATATTGACACACACGGAAACGTCGACTGGAAAGTCGGCGGGAATATGAACCTTGCGGTCAAAGGAACTTTCGCCACTCGCGTCGATGGCGATTATTCGATGGATGTAAGCGGTGATATTGATGCTGCAACTTCTAAGTCATTTAGACTTGGATCTGCAACAAGCGTGGACATCCTGTCAAATGGTAAAATCAATGTCGATGCGTCCTCTGATATTAACATTAAGTCCGACGCGAAGGCGAACGTCTTTGGCGCAGAGACAAACATCAAGGCATCTGGTAAGACAAATATCCAAGCAGGTTCTACTATGAACGTCAAGGGTGGTGGCGCTACCAATGTTGATGGTGCAGTCATTACAGTCAATCCTGGAAGCGCAGGTTCTGCAGTAACAGCATCAGATGGGACTCCTCCTGATATTACTATTGTCGCAGATCCAGTTTCACCGATGAATCCAAGCGAACCAGAATTTGTTGGTGGTAATGGTGGTGTTTCTCCAGAAGAAGCAAGGGGCATGGATTATGATGGAGAAGATGGCATTGCAGATAGAAACGCTGCTGGTATTGAAGATGGCGCGACTCCAGGAGAAGAAGGATCTAGTAGTCTAGTAAGTGGAAGGGTTGCACCTACTGCATGTAATGTAACCAAGTCTGGTGTGAAACTTCCAGATATTAATATCTCAAATGGTATTAACTATGGAATGAAGATCTCTGATAAGTTTACTCTAAAAGACGTTATGGTAAAGGGTAAACTAAGAAATTATGGCGGATTCAGTAAAGCAGATATGATTGCAAACATGCGCTGCTTGGCAGTAAACTGCTTGGATCCAATCAAAACTAAGTTCCCTGGAATGTATTTCACGTCAGGATTTAGAGATTATATTCCATCTGGTGGTTCTGCGACCTCGCAGCATATGCTCGGGCAGGCAGTGGATATGAAATTCAATGGAATAACAAAAGGTCAATACCACGATGTAATTATCCCGTGGATTGTCAAGAACGTTCCATATGACCAACTTCTTCTTGAGTATCTACCATCTGGTGGTCACTGGATTCATATCTCTTTTAAAGAAACAGGTAACAGATACCAGCACTTTACAATGTATAATCATAATCGCGTTTCACAAAATGGATCGTTTAAAAAATACTAAAAGGTATATAAATAGTATTATGAAGATAGTTAGAATATACAAAGATTTAGATCTTTCTTTTACTCCGCATCCTGGAACGGGTGACGTTGGGATGAAGTTTGACATCAATTCAGTTAAGCAATCGCTTAGAATATTGTTGTTAACTGTCAATGGTGAAAGACCGTTCAACTATCTTGTTGGTTCACCGATTCATAAGATGTTGTTTGAACCTATAGATATGATTACTGCGAATATGTTAGAATCTCAAATAACACTTCTAATCAAACAGTTTGAACCTAGATGCCAACTTGAAATGGTTGAGGTATCTCCAAATTTCGATCTCAATCAATATGATATAACCATCAGATTTTATGTAGTCGGTACTTCTGGTCCAATTACCTATTCAACATTCTTAAAGAGAGCTCGCTAAATGGCAGAACTTAGAGTAACAGAACTTGATTTTGTAGCAATCAAGCAAAACCTGAAAGATTATCTTGCTTCCCAGGACCAATTTTCAGATTATAATTTTGAGGGATCTGCTATGTCAGTTCTCCTTGATGTTCTTGCCTATAATACACATTACAACGCTACGCTTGCACACCTTCTTGCGAATGAGATGTTTCTTGATAGTGCACTAAAGAGATCTTCTGTTGTATCTATTGCAAAATCAATGGGATACTTACCCAATTCTCAGCATAGTGCAAGAGCAGTAGTTGATCTTGAAATAACTGCTGTTGCAAACTATGGTCCCGATTTTCTTACTTTATCCAAGAATACTTCCTTTACTGCTACGGGAATTCCTACAAATTTATCTCCATCTGGTATATACTCATTTAGACCAGACGACGATTATACTGTTAATGTATCAAATCAAGTTGGAGCAATCAAAACATTTACATTCAACGATATTAAACTTATTGAAGGTAACAGAGTTGCAAACACATTTTTTGTAGATACAACAACTCTCTCTGGTCCATTTACCATTCCAAATAGAAATGTTGATATTACGACAGTCAAAGTTTTAGTCCAAAATTCAAGCGGCGATCAAACCATTACGTCATTTAATTATTCAGACACGTACCTTAATGTCGAAAACAATAGTAATGTTTTTTGGATCGAACTAGACTATGATGGTCTTTATCAAATTGTGTTTGGTGATAATATTCTGGGTAAACAATTAGAATATGGTAACATTGTTACTGTAGAATATTTTGTTGGTTCTGCTGATGGTGCAAATAATCTATCCAATTTTTCAATGAATACTAATTTTACTGGATCAACAGAAACCAAAACAATAACAACGATTACACGTGCTTCTGGTGGATCACAAGCAGAGAGCGTTGATAGTATTAAATTTCATGCTCCCAAATTTAATACAACGAGGGATCGTGCAGTAACTTCTGATGATTATGCAACTCTTATCAAAAGAAGTTTTCCTGGAATCAATTCTATTTCTGTGTGGGGTGGTGAGATAAATGACCCTCCCATCTATGGTAGAGTGTTTATCTGCCTAGATCCAGTTGCGGGAACTGTTATTACAGAGTCTGATAAGGACACAATTTCAAGAGATATTCTTGCGCCAAAAAGCGTAGTCTCGATTCAACCGATTTTCGTCGATCCTGAATATACATTCATCAGTGTTGATTCAACAACTAAATATGATCAGAAGCAATCTTTAGAATCTTCAACCGAACTTGCTACTCGAATAAGAACAAATATTCTTTCACACTTTGATCTTAATTTGAATAAACTTGGTAAAGATTTCTACTATTCAAAATTAAGCGCAGATATTATGGATACTTCTAGTGCGATTATTACGAATAAGATTGATCTAACATTACATAAACGGTTTACTGGTGTTGTAACAGATCAAATTACATTTAAGTTGGATCCTAATTTTGGGCAATCTCTACTACCAAATAGTTTACATTCGACATATTTTAACACATTCTTAAACGGTGCATACTATGATGTATATATGGTGGACGTTCCCGATCAATCTCCACCTGATCCACTAGGAACTGGAAAAATTTACCTGAAACAAATTGGGACTGATATAGTTCTGTCTTCTAGTTTTGGGACAATAGAATATGGTACTGGTAAGATACTTGTACCGTCATGCTTTTTTATCTCTCTTTTGGGTGGCGCAACTGAATTTAGAATTTACGTCAAACCACAAAATGTTACAGCGGATATTACCACAAAGATTCTAACACGCACTCTCGAAGATTATACTGGTGCGATTATTCCTACTATTTCCAGAAACTCTTTGCTAAAATTAGATCTAAGTAGTGCGAATGCCGAAGCGAATATTACTCCAGGTCTCCAGGTAACGGTTACAACATAATGAGTTTAATACCATCATACAAGAAAGTTGTTACTGGGTTTACCATAAACTCAGGCGGGAGTAATTACACCACACCAACTATTAATATTGCTGGTGGTGGTGGTATTGGTGCAACTGCAGAAGCAACTATTGTTGGTGGTAAAATTACTGCAATAACTATTACTAATCAGGGATCTGGTTACTCGACTCCACCAACAGTTACTGTTGTTGGTGGAGGTGGAACGGGTGCTACCATTGTCGCGATTATTGGTGATCTTCCATACAAAAACAAATTAGAATTTCTTATTCAGGAACAACTCCCTGAATTTGTTCAAAATGAATATGCAGGGTTCGTAACCTTTCTAGAAGGTTATTACCGTTTCCTCGACCAATCAGGGGAAGTAAATAATTTTCTATTAAATGCTAGAGATTATTCTGACATTGATACCACATTAGAAGTATTCATTGATCAGTTTAGAAAACAATACGCAATAGACATTCCGAAGAATGTCCTCGTCAATCAACGTAGACTTGTAAAATTAATCAGTGATTTTTATGAATCTAAGGGTGCAGAAAATTCTATCGAACTTCTGTTCAAGATTCTTTATGATGAGACGGTAGAATTCTTTTACCCCTCGACTCACATCCTAAAGGCATCTGATGGTGTTTGGATCGAAGACGTTGTAATTAGAATTCTTGGTCCAGATGTAAATCTAGTAGCGCCTGTTGCTGTATCCGGAACTGCTGGTCAGTTTACTTGCGGCAACTCAACTCTAGCAGTTGGTGATACTCTTGTAATTACTGGTACACGTGGAGGTACAGGCACTATTACTGGATACACCTCAGGAACAAAATATAAGGTTTCTGCTGTCTCTGGCACCTCACCAAATGTAACTGGATTTACTTTAACTACTCAATCTAATACCGCAATTGTAACTACTGCTGGTACGTTAACAGGTCTAACATATGCGGGAGTTGATCCATTCACCCTATCTGGTAAGATTTGTAATTTAGTTTATTATGAAAATACTGGTGTTCAGACTTTCCCAAAGACAATCGAAACAACGGTAACGAACGTAAAGAAATTGGCGTATACTTCACCAGCAATTTACGAATTGAACGTATCACTACCTAAAAATTCTCCCCTGAAAGTTCCAGGTGCTGGTGCTTCTGCCGTTGCTCTGGTTGCTGATGGACAAATAAAGGCGATAGTTGGGGAAACAAGTAAGACATTTAGTAGTATTACAACATCTGGAACTCTGGTAGCGACTGTTGCTACTTCTGGTACTTCTGGTCAGTTTACTTGCGGCAACTCAACTCTAGCAGTTGGCGATCGTCTTACAATTACTGGCACACCTGCGGTTGAAACTCTAGCAGCAACTGTTGCTGTCTCCGGAACTGCTGGTCAGTTTACTTGTGGGGCATCAACACTAGCAGTTGGTAGTCTTCTTAGAATTACTGGTACTAAAGGCGGTACTGCAACAATCACTGGTTATGCAACAGGAACAACATATAAGGTTTCTGCTGTAACTGGGACATCGCCGAACGTTACTGGATTTACTCTAACTACTCAATCTAATGCTGCAATTGTAACTACTGCTGGTACGTTGACAGGTCTAACATATACGACCACAGGCACTATTACTGGTTACACTACGGGAACCACATATAGAGTTTCTGCTGTAACTGGTACCTCACCAAATGTTAGTGGATTTACGTTAACCACTCAATCTGGTGTCCCCCTTGTAACTACTGCTGGTAAACTGTCGGGTCTAACATATGTGACTTCAACGGGTATAGACTTAACCAACAATACTATTAAGATCTCTTCTCATGGGTATTCTACAGGTGATGTGGTTGTTTATGATAAAGATGGCGGAACAATCGTAACTGGTCTTACCAATTATGCTGCATACTTCGTTATAGCAGTTGATGTTAATACAATCAAACTTGCTGTGAGTGCAGGAAATGCTACACTTGGCACAGCAGTTGATCTTACTGTTGTGGGTTCAGGAAGTCACATATTGTATGATCCTGTTACTGATGGTGGTTCAGGATATTTCGCAGCACCATCAGTTACTCTAGATCCAAACTCTACTGTTGGTCTTGGGGCAGTTCTTCGTGCGAATATTGTAAATGGTTCTGTTTCTAGCATTACTGTTGTCGAGGGTGGTTCAGGATATGTTGAAAACCAAGAAGATATTCAAGTAATTTTTTCTACGGATTCCGTTAAAACACATATTCATTTACCATCAGACTTCTCTACGATTTATGGTTATGTTATCCGCCAATTATCTACAGTGGAAGTTGTTTCCTGTGATGGCGAAGGTGTTGACGGAGACTGTGGTTTTAGAGTTGGACAGATCTATCAAATTGACGAACAAAGCACGGTCGGACCATATGTAATCGATCCACCGATGTCTGCAGTTTCAGGAGGATTGATTAGTGCTATTGCTGCTAATCCTGCCGATTATGGAACATATGATGCTGGTATATTTAACGCTGGTATAGACGAATCATTCTTCGGTCCAACATATACACTCGTTGGTCGTGATAATAGAGCGTCTGTTAGAATTTCTTCCATTGATGAAACTGGATGCGTTACTGCCGTTACCATCTTCAATACTGGTTTCGACTTCGAGCAAGAAGAATTCGAGGCAACTATTACATCTCCAAATGGATGTGATGCAGTTCTTGCCTTTACGACTGGTGCTGTTCTTGTTAAGACAGGAAGATTTAAAGATTCTCGTGGTATGTTGTCTAACATCAACAAACTACAAGACAACTATTATTATCAGAACTACTCATATGTAATTAAGTCTGGCGTAACCTCGGATACATGGTTACCATTGATCAATAAAACATCTCACCCTGCTGGTATGGCAGTGTTTGGTGAATTGCTCATTACCCAGACAATCGATATGGTTGATTACATTGGTGTTCTCGAAATTCTAGTACTCAATGAATTGTTTATTGATGTCATATTGCTTAACGACCAGACTAGATCTGTTCACTTCTATAAAGTTCTCACCGATGCTGTCACCAAATCAGATGTTTCAACCTCTCACGTATATAAGGTTCTAAGTGATTCTATAACTCTGTCTGATGCGACAGAACTATTATTTACTGTTGGTATCTATAATCCCGCAGATGATACTACTTCTATGGTCGATTCGTTCGCCCGTGTTGTGCAATATGTCAGAGTGTTTAATGAAGCATTCTACACCTCAGAAACCACAGCGGTTAATTTTGGTAAAACTCTTGTAGAGGATCCAGTTTGGGTTACCAGAAATTTTTGGGCGGTGCCAGACTATAGTGGTACGGAATTTGCGTGGAACCCAGAAGAAACGATTGAAGTTGATTTCGCAAAGGTTATTGCTGACGCAGCAAACATTGCAGAATCGCAAGCGTTTGTGTTGAACAAACCTCTGACAGATACGGCAACTAACGCAGATACATTCGCCAGAACCGTAGAGTATTATAGAACGTTTACAGAATCTGTAATATCTAATGAGTATGCCAATGCTGGTATCGAAAAACCTCAAGCAGATGTGGCGACTGCGGCAGAAACTTCGACCAATCATCTATATAAATATTTAATTGATTCTGTAACATCAACTGACATAGTCGGCGTAATTCCATATCTGGTTAAAACTGACAATGCAGGTGCCACTGAATTATTAATCGTCGCAAATGATGCTGAAACAATAGAATCTATTGCTGCTACTGAACAATCGCTTATAAATATACTCAAAGGACTATTCGAAACAGTAACTGTCACTGAAAGTGGTATTGTAAACATACAAGATTATGTTGAAGGTGCATTCGGTTCGGACTTTGTGGGTCAAGCAACTTATTTTTAACTAAGAAGAAGGTAAATCAAATGAAACTAATCGAAAACGTAAAAGGTACTAAGGGCGAACTACATATTGTTCTTCGCGATGAAGCAGGTAATGTTAAGCAAGAAGTAACTGTTCCTAACCTCGTTGTTACTACTGGTCTTAACTATATCGCATCGCGTATGAAGGATGCTACTGCTACTGCTATGACACACATGGGTGTTGGCGCTGGTACAGTAGATCCAGCAGTAGGTGATACTGCCCTAGGAAGTGCTCTTGGTGCACGTATTGCTCTGACTTCAACAACAGTAACAACAAATTCTGTTGAATATGTTGCGACGTTTGGTGCTGGCGCAGGTACTGGTGCTGTTACTGAAGCAGGTATCTTCAATGCTCTTACCAGCGGAACAATGCTTTGCCGCACTGAATTTGCTGTCATCAACAAGGGTGCGTCAGACAGCATGACAATCACTTGGACGGTTACAGTATCGTAAGATAACATGCCACTTCTTTTAAGATCACAGGGAAGACAAGAAATAGCAAGAAGCGTTTATCGTGACATCTATAACGAGAACGACTACTACTATTTCTTTGTCTCCCGAACTCTCGAATGGGAGGACGAGGAGGACCCAGAGCAACCAATTGACTCTGTGTCATACTCAAACACGTCTCATAGAAACACTTTGTTTGTCAAAAGAATACAGGCAAGTGATGCGGTCTTAATGGCACCAAGACATAATTGGTCACTCGGTACAGTATACGATCAATATGATGATGCGTATGGTGAAACGGAT